GTAGTGCGTTCAATAATGTTTTACTCTGTGCCTTGAACTCATCGCTCATGGCTGGTTTGTTTTCTATCTCGGCAATCTCATCCTCAAGTTTCTTAACATACTTTCTGATCTGGCTGCGAGAAGTATTAATGCGCACAAGATCTTGTTCAAGAGCCTGGAGTTGTTTCTGCGTTGCTTTAATGTTATTGATTCGACGTAGAACGGCATCACTCTCTTCCTTTAGTTTTGTTAGACCTTCGGTTAGTTCTGAGATTTTATTTGTGCACGTGTGGACTTTTTCGTCTTTGTTATTGATAGCCTGATCGCAGGTAGGACAAGTCGAATTTACAGAATAGAACTCGATGTCTTTCTCGAGTTTCTGAATATTCCCTTCGATCTTGGCTTCAAGATTGTTTAGTTTTTGAAATTTTTTAGTTGTACTGTCTTCATCAAGCGTTTCGTTTACCAGATTATCAATTTCAACTTCTTTTAATGCGGCGTCGTTTTCGAGTAAAGAGAGCGATGCCTTATTCTCTACGACTTCTTGTTTCTTTGCGTCGACTAATTCTTTAGAGTTCTTCTTGAGTTCGTCTAGATGTTTCTTGTGTAGATCAATTTTATCTTTGGTATTGTCAATTTGAATTTTTAGTTGAGCGGCTTCATCTTTCAAAGTATGCAATTTATTTTTTACGATTACATTCATTGAACTGAAGATCTGGATGTCAAGTAAATCTTCAATTACAGTTCTTCTATCATATGCAGACAACTGCATGAATGGAGTAAAATTAGTAGAACCAAGAATAACTATTTGCGTGAATGACTTATAGTTCATCTTAAGGATCAATTTCTCTAATTGATCCTGATAGTCTTTTGATTTAGCGTCTTGATTGAGTAGACTGCCGTCGCAATAAATTTCAAACACATTGGGTTTAATACCACGAATAACTTTGTATTCTTTCTTGCCTATGTTAAACTCAACTTCGACGAGGCAGTCTTTTTCGTTTACTGAGTTGACTAGTTGCGGTTTATTAATATTGCGGAATGGCTTACCAAACAATGAGAACGTGATGGCGTCCAGGAATGTTGACTTACCTGCACCGTTCTCGCCTACGATTAGCGTCGTGGCATTTTCATTCAAAGGAATTTCAGTAAAAACATTTCCTGTTGATAGGAAATTTTTGTACCGTACTTTCTTAAAGACTATCACGCTGTCTCCATAGACAATGCTTCATTGTACACATCACGCAATACAGTTTTAATTTTATCTGATTCCACTGGCAAAGTCAAACTATCGACATATTTGTTTAGAATTGTTATAGTATCTTCTGCTTGATTGACGTCAACATCAACATTTTCAATAATGTCAGAGAAATCTTCAACAACAGATACCTCTAAAGGATTTACTTTTGTCAAACAATCAATTAGTGTATCAAATAAGAAAGTGTTATTTCTTTTCTCAATTACAATTTTTACATACTTGTTTTCATACAAACTATAATCTTGCTCAACAATATTATTATAATACAATTCATCGTCATTGTATTTAATTTTGTAAAACATCACATTGGGATTTTTGATAAAAGTCAATTCTCTTGTTTCAGTGTCTAGGATATGAAATCCGCGCTCATCATCGTAATCAGCCCAAGTGTGTTCGCATGGAGTGCCAACATAAGTTACATTTCCTTGAGTGCTTTTGTGATGAAAGTGACCAGACAGAACCATATCATACTTATTCAGTATTTTTGAATCCATGCCTTCGTGACAAATATTACCACGATCCATCTCAAATCCAGCAAGTTCAAAGTGACCAAAACACAATGAATTTTGACTGCGCTTGATGAAATCCATCACCTCAAGTTCATTGTCTTTACAGATCCATGGAATAATATCAATCCCCATCCACATAGATGGCTTGTCATAAAGAATTACATGATTCTCATATTCTCTTAAAAGCAGATCAGGCGAATTGACTTCAAGAGTGTTCTTAAAGAAGATATCATGATTACCGAGTAGAACACGACACTGAATATTATGTTTGACTAACTGATCAAAAAAGTAACGCCGACTAAGAGCGAGAGACTGAAAAGAGATATACTTCCTACGATCAAATAAGTCACCCAACTGAATGATGGTGGTAATTCCATTTTGCACCAAATAAGGAAAAAAAGTTTTAGTATAAAATTCGCGGAAATAATTATGAAAGGCGATACTGTCTCCACGCACCCCGAAAGTGCGTGTCGCCAAGAATTGCGATTTTCATGCCGACCCTCCTTGGTGGTCTTTGACCACAGTTGATGTTGATGAGAATGTTTTTGATGAAATGCGACCAGTTTTACCTATTCTAGGTTCAGGGTCTATTCCATTCAAATAATGATTTTTATATAAGTCTTTTGTTACGCCAGTTTTTTCTTTCAATTGTTTCCAACCGCAATATTGTATACCTTTATATTCCAAAAGTAAAGTTGAAGAAGGTCCATCTTTACCAATTCTAGGCTCTGGATCGACCCCATTCAAATAGTATTTTTTATACAAATCTTTCGTGACACCAGTTGCTTCTTTCAACTCTCGCCAACCATAGTATTCTACGCCTTTATATTCTAAAAGTAAAGCGCGAGGATTTAATTTACCAAACATCCCATGTTTACCATTTTTTCTGGCATTTTCAGCCATATGATCATAATTATTTTGCCAAACGCCTTTCATTTTAGTAGAAAACAATTTTTTTCTTTCTATATTGTTTTCCCACTGTTTATTTGCAGATTGTTTGCAGAGATCTCTCCACTTTCCTGGATCTCGATTGCTCATATGATCCATCGTTTTCCCTTTTCTCCATCCTTCTGGAATAGTTTCTTTTGGGTCTATATAAGAATTTTCTTTCCCATTAGTAATCCAAATCATCCCAGAAACATAATCTGTTCCGCCTAGAATAGCGTCTTCTGCAATTTTATTCAGCTCTTGATCGCTGACATCTGGGCGCTCGAAATATTCTGTATTGAATATTTCGCACAGATTCTTATTAATTCTATAGGTATAAATAGACATGCTGGCACTCCTTTTCAGTGTTAGAGTCCCTGGGAATTACCGTTCCGCGAGGGACACTTCTATTTATATCACTTTACAACATCTTCATCTACAAACTTCTCTATACCGACTTTCTTGATTTTTTTAGTTTTTCTTGCGTTTTCGTAATTTTGTATGAACTCTGAAATGTTTTCATAGAGTTCGAACTGTCTAAAAGTTCCATCTTCATTTTCATTGAGTTCAAACTCGTCGAGTATTCCAGCAGTTTCAGTTGATTTGTATTTAACATAGAGTTGTTTTTTCTCTTTTTGAATTCGCCTTAAGAATGCATAATATACTATTTGAGTAAAATAAGCAAATGGGTTGCTAGATTTCGCAGGATCAAAATTGTCAACGTACATCACGCAGTTTTCAATTGCGTCTGCAACCATTTCGTCGCGGAAAGTATATGACAAGAAGTTTGGTTTGTGTGAAAGATTCTCAGCGATCTTCATGAAGCACTCGCCGACGTATCTAGGAATTTGTGGCTTTGATTGACCTAATCTTTTTGCTTTCCTAATTGCTGTTCTATACTTGATCATCTCTTTCAAGAAGTCTTTGTTATTAATATAATGATTCTTTGCCATATCAGTGTACTGGTTTGTCCTTTTTGTTTGCCATTGCTTCAAGAATAGAAACAACTTTTTGTGCCTTTTCGCTTATCTCTTCGGTTCCTTTAATTTTTTTATTAATTGAATCTTTTAGTTTGTGTTCATTGTTATAAAAAAAGTCAGCAACTTGTTCATATTGCTCAACGAATTCTTCGCGAACAGGAGTTACGAATAAGACCTCATCCATATAAAATTCAATTTCTTTTAATGATATAACTGATTGAGGCAAGTATTCTTGTAATGCAAGAATTTGCCTTCCTTCATCAAAAAAAGTTTCTACATCAATCCTTAATGGCAATTTAATTACTATCGTTTCTTCAGTGTATCTAATATAACCGATTAAGTCTTCTGGTGAATGGCGCAGACGTACGAACCTTAATTCACCTCTAATTTTATTATACTCTGGAACATCTTCTGACATTAACTTATCCTTACGTTATTAGTTGTGAAAGGAAACTTTTCTTCGCTGTAGATCCTCACTCGTTCCTCATAATGCTTCAGCGTGAAGTTTGTATAAGGACCATAACGTAGATCATCAGCGATATCGTAAAGTGTAGCTGCGTCTTTGTTCTCACCCAAACGCAGTACACGACCAATGGATTGGAGAGCGCGAATCTTACTCTTGGTTGGTGATGAGAATATAATATTATGTAGGTTACGAATATTAACTCCTGTCGAGAACGTTCCGTAACTTGCTACAATGATCGCATCGGTTTCTTGTTCAGTAATATGTCTTACTGCTTCGCGATCTTCAGCCTCAACCCCACCATGAATAAAAAAGACTTTGCGGTTGCCAGCCTTCTCTTGTATCCATTCATATAGTAGTTTACCGTGTTTCTCTACATAAGTAAATAAAATTAATGTATTGCCATTAAGATTGAGAGCAAGATCAGTGATAAACTTATTTCTACCCTCGTGTTGTACCAAAATATTCATTTCATCAGGATAAGTATATCCTTTAATTGCTTTACATAGAGCTTCTGGATACTTGAGAACAATACACTTGATGCTAAAATTAGCCAACTGTTTGCGTTCAATTAGTTCTTTTGTAGAAATAACTTTGAATGTTGGACCAAACAATCCTTCAAGAACTAACTTGTTTACTTTGCTATCATCAAGTGTTCCTGTCGTGCCAATACGAACATCACAGTTGATGAGTTTAGTCATGATAGAAGTCAATGACTTTGCTTTGAATGTATGGGCTTCGTCGCCGATAATAAAGTCAAATTGAGAAAAGTATTTCTTCGGCATGTCATAAATTGACTGCCAAGTAGAAATGATCAAATCGCTATCAGGAATCTTACTTTCACCACCAAATATTTTCTGACAATACTTGTCTACATCCCAGCCATTGTTACTGGAATAATTCCTAAAGTCTGAATGCATTTGTGTGACCAAGTTAATGGTCGGGACGATCAGTAATCCTCGCTTCTTGCCTGTATTCAGCAAGTGGCGAATCATCATATAAATGATTAATGATTTTCCTGATGCGGTAGGTGAAATGAGTACAGTTCTTTTCTTTGTAAGCCCCACGCTAGATGCGAGATACTGATAATCTCTCGGCTCCATCGGAAGTGATAAAGCAGTTGCGAGATTTTTCGTGTCAATCGGGTAGACTTCCTTGTCTTCATCGATAACCTCAATGGAATAATTACTATCTTTGCAAAATTTTTTGATATACGGAATTAACCCAACATAGATCTGTTTGGTTTTTAGATTCAAGAGCCGAATCTTTCCGTCCCAGTATTTATTGCGGAAGGCTGGTGAAAATTGATAACCTGGAGTTGAGAATGTAAAAAATTCTGACATCTCTTGCAAGATGCCATCGTCAGCGTTTACCTGTACATAGATATTATTTAGTTTCTCAACTTTTACATCACACATAAATCAAAAGTATTCGTACCACTCCTCGCCGCATTTCTCACACTTCATTGGTGTCTTTCTTGTGGCTTCTGGATGTTCAGGATTATTAGCCTGTGTAAACGGTCCAACTCTTTTTATTTCACAATCTTTATGATCGCATTTTTGTTCTTCAGCCATTTATCGTGCTCCTTGGATGAATTTTTCCCAGCCCATATATTCTTTTAATTGCCAGGTTCTATTATTTAATTCTTTCATCACATTGGTGCAAAAGTTCGCAGCCTCTTCATGATATGCTTTCTTGCGTTTTAGTTTGTTTAGATCATCATCACCATCAAGATAAACTTGCATGTCTGACTTCAACGTAAACCGAAATGGTTCCCAACCAAGTTTATCTAACTCTTCTTGGTCAAGTTTGCCGCTGTAATACATCCACTTGAGTTTTTTCAATTTGTCAAACTCGAGCGCAGTTCTCTTTGCGGCAATATTATGCAGCGACAAGTATTTGTTATACTTATTGTGTAACAAGGGAACGCGAAGAATCTCTTTGCCAGGTTCTGTAGCATCAACATCAGAATCTTTTTCCCATTGTTGCATGATTTCTTCAAATGGAATAGTTTGCATAAAAATAAAATAAAGTTGTACACATTCACATTATTATAAGTTATTTTATGTCACAAAGAAACTTTTGCAAAAGTTTACTATTCTAGATTAGTCGAGTATAATAGACTATGTCTGGTTTGAATGAGTTCCTCAAATTTTCTCGTAGTTGTAATAAGAAAATCTAAATGTAGCATCAGCCACTACAGTATTTTCAGAAGAATCACCAGTATTAAAAATCAAAGATCCTAGAGTCGTAGGGAACACGTCGTACAATTTTATTCGAATATTTGGATTGTTTTTGTTTGAGTAAATTGTTAAGAATGCCTCATTGTATGCATATGGCAATCCTGGAGTGCTTCTGTTGTAAAGTGGTATGCCACTATTATTTTGTAGCGTCAAATATTCTTCATACTCAGTTGGAAAGGTGATGCCTCGAATCCAATCATGGATTTCCAACCATCCTCTTAAATCTTCATCTACCAGAAAAGTGACGTTAAATGTATCATATACAACCTTTTCTCCAGGATGATACAGTTCAACGAATGGTGTTGCTCTAGGGATTTCAGTGAGCGAAATTCCAGGAAGATTGGCTGACGTGCAAAAATAAGTCAGTCCAGGCAATCGACTAAACGTTACTCTAAATTTAGTAGATTGTAAAAGATCTATGCTGGTAGGATTACGTGTTAGTGCTGTCATATTGGATTCCCACGAATCAACTAATAGTATTTATGAAATAAAAAGGGGGAGCATTTCTGCTCCCCCCTAGTTCACGTTGCCTTATAGTTATTGTTAACTTGGCTATTACTGATTGATGTTCAACACAGCGAACTTGCGATAGTAGACATTTGTATTTGTCGTTAACGCACCAGCGAGTGATGTATTTGTACCACCTGCGAATGGATTTGAGACCATGCCGTAGCGAGTCTTGAATCCAACCTTTGGCTGATAGTTGTCTGGGTCGATTGCACGTACCATTTGTAGCGGAACGTATGGGCAATAGAACAAACCAGCATCATATGGTGATGAACCCTTATAGCCAACAACGACGTAGTCTGATGCTGCTACTGAGTATGGATCAACATAAACTTTGACACGTCCGAAGAGCGTACCAGCGAATGTGTTGCCTGTGTCATCAACTGTGAGGTTGGTGTTGTTGCTGAGTGCTGAGTTGTAGTCTAGGAGACCAGTCATTGCAAGAGCTGATGCAACATCGGTTGAAACGATGAGCAAGTTGCCCTTACCGCGACGGGTGTCTTTAGCAATCTTATTTGCTGCTCTTTCGATAGCAAACAAGAGTGACTTGTATTTTTCTACTTGCCAGCGACCGCTAGTACCGTTAGATGCTACGTTAGCTGAAAGATCAAATACTGCTGTTGAAGCACCAAGAATACCAACATTGGCTGTTGCATAGACCGTACGAACAACTTCGCGGTTGATTTCTGCAAGAATTTCAGTTGACAAAATATTTGTCAATTCTGTTTCTGCGTCGAGACCGTGAATTGCCTTAAGATCTTGTGCAAGTTCCATTGTGTAGGATGCTTGCAAGCCACGTGTTTTGGCTGTTACAGACACTCTTTCGATTGAGAATGCCATGTTTGCCATGACTTTCGTTTCGAAGTTTGCTGTTGAGTCGCCAATACCTGTGTTTGCCATTGTCATTGCTGCAACGTTTTGGCTCAAGCTGACAATTGCGTTTGCAACTGTGTCGCTTACTGTGCCAGCAAATACTGTGTTGGCTTCATTGTAGAATGCTTCTGCACCATCTGGCGTTGCATAACGTGAGCGCATTGCAAAGATAAGCCCTGTTGGACCTGTCATTGGCTGCACACCGCAGATGTCATATGCCATTAGGTTTGGAAGTGCGCGACGAACAAGACCAATTAGGATTGGGTCAAAACCCTGGATGTTTCCTGATGTTGGTGATGTTGGTGCGACATTGATTGGTGTTGCTTCGAAGAGGCGACCATAGTTTGATGCTTCTTCTTGCATAGCACGCTCTTGGTTCTCGAGAACGAGAGCAGTGACAGCACGCTTGTAACTGTCTTTAATTGCTGGGAGTTCTGGGTGATCAAGAACAGGTGCCCACTTTTTAGCATGAGTTTCGTTAAGATACATAGTTTATACCCCTGTTATTTTGGTAAAGTTTTTGAAATTGCATTAACATAATGTGACATATATGATGGAACATCTACTTCTGGTTGTGGCTCGGACGTCTCCTCGGCAACCGTTACCTCACTCTTCACTTTATTGGCTGGGAAGTAGTTCTCGCGTAACACTGCGAGCTTATTATTAAACTCACCCTCTGTGGTGAACTCCACGCCCTCTGCGAGCGATTTCATTTTGCCGATTTGTACTTCGGTTAAACCTTCACAAATCTTGCGAATTGCTTCATGTCTCTTTGCAACGTTCAACTCTTCGGCAAGAGTTGCTGTTTCTTGTGCTGCGGCTTCGATTTGTTCTTCAAGATCGACAACGCGAACAGCAAGTTCTTCTGCTACATCAACTTTCTCATCTGGAATTTCGATATAGTGTTCTGCAAAAAGATTCTTTAATCCATTGATGAAGTCTTCTGAAAGTTCTGCGCGAAGACCTGCTTCAACGGCAACTTCATTCTTCTCCATCCATTGTTCAACAACATAGTTGAGATATTCATCAACTTTCTCAGATAGTTCTGTCTTGATTTCTTCGACTGCTTCTACGAGTACGTTGTCGTTATCTTCAACGATATCTTCAACAATTTTTTCAACACGTGATTGAACGGCAGCTTCAAAAATTGTTGTTGCTTTCGTGCGGAATTCTTCAGAAAGAGATTCGCCGTTAAATAGCGCATCAACATCTTCCTTCATTGATCCCTTGTGCTTGGCAACCATGTCCTTCATCATTTCTTTCTTGGCTTCTGCGATTTCTTCTTCGCTGATTTCTACTTCTTCTTCAACGACTTCATCAGTTGTTTCAGTAACAACTTCTTCTTCAGAAGATTCTGTTTCTTCAGCAGCCATCTTTTTCATTGGTTCAGCTGGAGCGCCTGCAGTTCCTGGTTTTGCGGCTTGCTTAACGCCAGCTGCAGCCTTTGCGCCAACATCACCGCCGTCTGGCTGTGTTTCTGTAGCACCACCGAGGTCGTCTTCAGCGCCTGGAAGTTTCTTAGTTGGTTCTTTGCCAGCTGAAGCAACGGAAGCGCGTAGAATTTCAGCAGCAGATTCAGATAGTGACTTTGTCATTTGTTAACTCCTAAAGAAGTAATATTATTTATAAAATTTAAAGTTTTGACAAAAAGTTCTCAAAGATCTTCAATGAGATTTCGTCAATTTGTTTTTGCTTTGCGTTCTTGATTTGTTTGTAATATTCGTTTACGTCAACTTCTTTGACTTTACCGTTATCCCAAACCCACTCTTTACCTTCCATAATACCTGAAACGAAAGCGCCTGGAGCGGACGGATCCGCCACGATATCTGCCGCTGTGGCTAGATAATAGTCGTCTTGAACAACATTAGTGCCATTGACTTCTTTAAGAGAGCCCATGCCACGTGAAGATACACCAAGCGTAGCACCACCTTCCATTAAAGATTTGGCGATTTTACCCATTGGTGTTTCAAGAATTTTTGCTTTACCGACCCATTGATTGCCTTCTTGTTTTAGGCTTGTGATCAAATGTGAAACTCGGTCTAAATTGATTGATGGTGAATCAGGATGACCTAATTCGCCGAATGCACGATTCTTCATTACATATTCTTCATTGTAACGATCTACTTCGCGTTTCATAGTACCGACAGGATAAACGCGACCGTTTTTATTCTTCATTTCTGCAACAAGAAATGGACCTTGAATGTAGAGCGTCTTAACGCCTGCTTTTTCTTCAGCAATGACTTTGACGTCTTGAATCGATTCAGTGATTAGTTTCATTTACTTTAATCCTATTGATTTTCTTCTACGAAGAGATCTTTTTCTCTTTATCAATGCTCGAGCTGCTTTCGCTTTGCGTTTAATTTTTGCTTTGCGTTGAGCAACACGACGACGCATTCTTTCTGCTGAAGACATACGTGTTAATTTGCCGCTGCGAATAGTATATCCTTTGACTGCAGAAACCATTTTGCGTCGTTGTACTTTGCCACCACGAATGCGTGCTTTAACAAGTTTTTTGCGCCCCATTTTTTGGACGTTTGCTTCAGCAATAATTTGCCTAACGACTTCTGATACTATGCTCATTTGTTAATCGTAAAATTGACTTTGCTTAAAGCGAAATGTGCTGCTTTCTCAAATCCCTTTGGGTTTGTGAGCATATCAGCAAACTTTTTTTGATTTTCTGGATTCAATGCACCATGAACCATGTGTAATGCTTTTGCTGCACCATGACTAACCTTTAACTTACTACCATCGGCAAACTTCATATGTTTTGCTGTTGCCTTTGGTTGTTCTTCTTGAGCGTATGCAGCAACTTGATCTAAACTTTCCATAATATCTTCAGATTCAACTTCCTCAGCCCTTAAACCTGGAGGAGATTGATAGAATCCAGCTGAGTCATATGGTATAGTAAAAGATAAACCAAGTCTTTCGTTGTTGTATAATGCAACTCTTTTTCCGTCTGGAAAAATGCGAATGGCTCTGCGTTTAAGAATTAACATCATCGGCGGATCTGTCGCCAATGCAACTCTCTCAGAAATATAATCGTCACGAGTTACTTCGTAACCATTTTGCAAATTACGCATTAATGCTTGAACTGATTGTTTAGAACCATATGCTGTAGTTGCAAGTGCATTGTTATATCTTGAAAGCACATCGCGATGCATCTTTGAAACTTTTGCAACATCACCGACGCGTGATTGTGCTTTCATTGCTGCTTTAAGCAATGGAAGATCTTTCGCAGGAAGCAATCCCTTGCGAATTAATCTAATAACGTCAGCGTTATTGTTAGGCTGACTCTGTTGAACTTGACTCTGTTGAGGTTTCTGCGTAGTCATTTGCGCTTCCGTCAACGTCTGTCTGAGTTTCTGTAGATTCATCAGATGATACTTCTTCTTGTGGAGATAATAAATTTGATGCGATCTCGACTTTCTTAAGTTCGAGTGCATCAGATACTTTTTGTGCCATTGTTGCGTTAAATGCAGACATAACCGCATCACGATCACCAGCAATAGCAGCATTAACTAATTCTAATGTTTCCATAATAACTCCAATTATTTAGTAATTACACTGTTAAATGCAGCATTAATATCTTGATTCCCTGTTGGCGCTGCTGGCGCTGCAATACCTGGCAGTCCTAGTGCTGTCGGAGCACCAACAGGTCCAATATCAGGTTCTTCTGCTCTTTCTATTTCTAATTCTTCTTTAATTTTTTCTTCTTCCTCTTCATCAAGCTGTAAGACGTTTTTCTTGACCCATGCTTTCGAGAAATAAGTGCCAACATATGGATCAACCAATGCCATTAACTGCATTCTATTTTGTAATAGTTCTGCGTCTTTAAGTTCTGCAAAATTATTGTCTTCTAAGAAATCATAATGGATTTTTTCTTTTAGTTCTTTCCATTCATCAACTGAGCAAATACCCTTTAATGACAATTGGCGTTCCATTAACTCATCAAATAAAATACTAAATTTAGCACGAAGTCTTTCTACAAACTTCATAAATTTTAATTCATCGCGAGTAATTTCTGATGCACGACCTAATGAAAATCCATTTGTTGTTTCTAGTCTTGAGACAGGAACGTTCAATGACTTGTAAAGTTTTTGTTCGAAATAACGAACATCAGATAATTCGCCAAGATTTTGTCCAGCTGGCAATGTTGTAATTTCTGTTGACTTACCTTCACCGCGACGTGGAATCCAAAAGTCTTCCATCATTGACATAAATTTGCGATCGTCTTTAACTTCGCCTGTAGAACTATCATAGACAACTTTGTTTCTAAATTTGGTCATTATGTCGCGAAGATATTGCTCTGCTTTAATCTTCGGCATGTTGCCAACGTCAATATAAAACACGCGACGTTCTGGTGCACGACTTAAACGATAGATAACAACTGCGTCTTCAACCATGCGTAATTGATTAAGAGGTTTAATGGCTTTGTGTAGATATGACAAAACCATTTGTTTCTTTGGATCCATTAATCCTGAATTGATGTTGACAATAGCATCAGTAGCAATCTTAACAGCTGCATCAGCCGGAGAAGAAACGAAAGTCTGCCCTAGTGTTGTTGCTTTATCATTGTACACATAAAATTCTTGTGTGCCTGTTACAACCTCAACTCCAGTTCTTGGATCTTTCTTTTTGATAACGTTACGAATTTTACGAATTTTTCTAGGATCGATATACACCAAATCTTGAATGCCAAGTTTTGCTTGCTTATCGTCAATTAATACTTGATAAAATAAACGACCATCGATATACCAACGTCTAAAAATATCATGACCTTCGTTAGAAAAATTCAATATACGAAGAACATTTTTAAATTCTTCGCGAATCATTTCTTTAATATTGTCTGGCTGTTCTAGATCATCAAGAATAATAGTTACTGTTTTGCCAGCATGATCATGAACAATGGCTTCGTTAACAATGTCATCAACAGCAGCCTCGAGTTCTGGCTGCATAGCCATTTCGCGATATCTTGTAATAAGATCGCCTTCGTTTTTAAATGATGTTTCTAGATCAAGATAAGTTCCGAAATACCCACCAGCAGAAACAGCAATAGCGCCATCGTCAGTGATTGGCGCTGTAATTGCTGGCTGCACAGTTTCCGTGGGTTTATTTCGAACGATTTCCCAACCGAAAAGATTAATTGCCATACATTAACTCCATAATAAAAACAATGCTCAAAATTAAACCACGCTGTCGGCGACTGCTTCCCACCATTGATATGCAAAAGTCACTGTGTATTCTTCGATAGAATCATTGTTTCCCCAATCTAGATCGATTGCGGATAAGTCATTTGGGAAGAGACCGACAAACTTGTAATTCTTAATAACATTTCCAGTCTTACTGAAATGCTTTACGAATCCATCAGTACCATATGATGTTGGCGTTGCAGCGGCTGCTGCTCTTGTATTAAATCGGTGAGAATTAATACCGTTCATCCAACGCTCAAATGCGTTACGAACTACGAAGTCTTCATCATTGAGCACAGTAATTGTCCAGTCAGCGAATGTTCTATTGCCGACAAACTTTACTTCTCTTCCAAAATATTGAATTGGCACAATACCAACTGTTGATCCTGGCAATTGCGCGCTTTTAGCCATAAAGCGAAGTTTTCTAGCAGCATTTCCTGGTAATGAAAATGCTGGAAAATTCATCTCCACCTCAAACAGATTGGCGCGAGCGCCATCAAACTGCATTTGCGAACGAAATTCAGATACATTAAAAGCCATTGTTTTCTCCTGACTTTAAATTATTTATTAGAAACGTCCAACGATCTCATCGAAGGCAACACCGCTTCTAACTGCAACAAAGTTCAACTGAATAAAGTTGACGCTTCTTGCTGGCTTGATGTAGATATCGCCGACAAATTCATTGCGGTCAATAACTGCTGGTGTATTGTTCGTTTCGTCGCAAACAACTCGGAAATCAAAAATACCACGACGACCTTGTACGTCTCTTAGGAATGGTTCTACGAGACCAACAAACTGTGATCTTGTAAACTCATCATTGAACTCGAAGAGACTTGATCTTGCAGCAACCGCAATTGCCTTTTCAAGAACAATAAACAAGCGACGTACATTGATACGATCAAATGCGCTTGGTCGACCTTGTAACGTCTTATCGCCGAAGAGAACTGTTCCTTCTCCTGGGAAAGATACTACTGGGTTGACGCCACCCTTATAGAGCGTATCGCGTTCTGATTGAGTTGGATTGAACGCTAGTTTGACTAGATTACGAATTTGTCCACGATTTAAACCAGCTGGCGAGAACCATGGGTCTCTTTGTAGGTCTGTACGAACGCAGAGACCAGCAATATCAGCATTGAGCGGAACATAGCGATACACGTCGTTGTATTTGTCATATTGATACTTCCAACCACTATCCATTACACCATAAGAGGTGTCTGTTAGAAGATTGCGATAGTTGACAACTGCAGTTGCAGAGGCTTGTGTACCAACAACGTTTGCTTGAGCTGGAGAAACAAATGCTACGCAATCTTTACGATTAGCAGCAACAGTTAAAAATTCACCTGCTACTGTTGAGGTAGAGATTGATGAATTACCGCTTACCAAACAGTCACCAGCAAACATCAAAGAGATATCTTGTGTTTCTTTATTCAAGAAAAGATCAATTGCTTGGATTGCATCAGCTTGAGTGACAACACCGTCTGTACCACCAACTAATGAGTAGGTTGTGACTTCAGGTGAGTAGAAAGCATTGCCAGCGCGGCTATTCGCTGTTGCAATTGTTACACCCCATGTGTTACCGTTAGCAATAGCAGCATTAGCGTCTGGATGCCCTAGCCAATGAATCCATTTTGAGTTACGATATAGAACTTCTTTATAAAAGATACTTGCGCCATCGTCGCCTTTAGCGTCTGATGCCTTTGAAAGATTTGCATAACGCTCAAGAACTGTATTTGCTGTACCTGAAACAGTACCATCTTCGTCAATCACAATAAGATGTAGTTCGTCTTTTGCTACAGCTTGACCTGTTTGAGCGATCGCATAATTTGATGTATCAGGTGCTGCATCAAAGTATGGTGCATATGCCCAAGTGGTAAAATCTGATGTATTAGCGCACACTGAAATTTTTAGTGAATTGCCAAGAACACCAGGATATCTTGCAGCAAATGCTACAAAAGTATTCGACCCACCATATTGATTTGAGAAATAACTGTCATCATTTAAAATAGATGTGTAATATGCTGAGTTTGAAACAGCGTTATTTGATTTATCTACTGCTGCGGTGCTAACAACACGAACTACGCGAAGATCATTACCGTATGAAAGGAAATTTGCAGCAGAAAGGAATGAAGTTGCAGTCGTTGTATCTGGCGTTGAGAACTTTTCAACGAGATCTGGCTCACTTGTAACCTGCACTATTGTGTTTGCTGGACCCCAGCGAAACAAACCGACGGTTGCGCCAGTCGATGTACCGACGGCGGGAACCGCAGTTGTAAGATCAATTTCAGAAGTGTTTACTCCTGGAGAGACTAAAAATGCCATGGTATTACTCCTGTAAATGGAGGCGATAGAAATTCTACCAATTATTTAGTATTTTGGGGTTTTTAACGTTCTACCAATTTCCAATACGTCCCATTTTCAACAAATCCATCAACGTTGTCAACATCAATATGCCCTGCAAGTATGTTTGGTAATTGTTCTTCTTCAATTTGACGCATCTGTTCTTCATGCAATTTCATTTTTATGTTGATGTCTGTTAAGTCGGAGAAGAATGATTGGTTAGTGCACCAAGAAAATAGTACCAACGTCATTACTAGATCGTCATGACTGCCTTCTTCAGCCTCATAACTGCCGCCTTTTGCAATAAAGGTTGAAAGTTCAGATATGGTATCGAAATCTTGTAAGATTAATTTTTGCCCCTCAATAATGTTCTTCAATAAAGAACAACCTAATCTTTTGACAGACTTGGTCGTACGAATACCACGTTGAGATTTGTTGCCATATCCCCAAGTAAGTGCTATCTTGCTTTTTATATCGACTGTAGAGAGGATGTTTTCATATTCATAATCTTCAAACAATGAGTCCACGATCTGTTGACCATTATCATTTATTTCCACTAAAGCATAGGCTTGATTATAATAGTCGCCTATACGTTTAATTAATCCAGGATAAACCAGTGGACTGATATTGTTGTCTTTATAGGTGCAAACCTGACGATATGGAATAGAAGTAATATCAATAACACTAAATGCAGAATAGTCTAATCCTTTGCCTCTTGAGGTATCAACCGAAATTAGATAATTATGATTTTGTATTGGTTGTTGATGTATCTTCACACCGTTCTCAGAAAGATGCATTGGTTTTACGAATGCTAAACTCTTAAGAGCAGCCGATGACAAAAGGGTTCCTGCTGAACCCATAAACTCGCATTCCATTTCTTGCAAAAACTTTTCCTCACCCAAGACTCGACGCTGTTCTTCTGCCCATCTTTGGTCGCGACCTGGAACCTGTCTCCAATTGGCTTCAATGTGTTTAAATCCGTTTACACCTTCAACTGCTTCCGTCCACATTCTATAATAGTGATTCATGCCATTAGGCGTCGAAGAAATTAAAATCTTAGACGTCTCACCAGAAGAAATAGTAGGATAAACAGAAGTAAAGAACACATCTGCAATATTACTTGGAACGAATGCAAACTCATCAAGATATAGAAGCGAGATAGAGTAACCACGAATCGCACTTGATGCCGTTGAAGTCGCCATGACACGACAATTATTTTCTAGTTCAATATCACCTTTATTCCATACACGAACACCCTGTTGCAACCATAATGGCAATGCTTCGTATGCGATTTTAATGCGATTTAAAATTTCGCGAGCTGTTGGTGCTTTGTTGGCTAGGATAGCCACAAACTTATCCTCATTAAAAAGAATATACCAGAGAATATATCCAACAACCATCGTGGTTTTACCCACCTGACGACCTGCCTTTACAATTACGCGACGATTGTCATTGATGTCTTGAACAGCTTGACGTTGAAATGGATACAAAGAAATTTGAACAAAACCACGATCAAGTGTGATGATTTTGACGTAGTTCTCGATAAAATAAATTGGATCTTCTGAACATTTATAATACTCACTGACTTGTTCTTCTGTTAATTGGAGAACAGTGTTAATCCGTTTTAATTTTGGATTCCCAAGATAATGTTTAAGTTTAATTGGCAGATTCATGTTTTAATTTCTTTAACAACTCTGCTGTACTTCCAACAAACACTGCTTTGTCAACTGTGATATTTGTTGGCGCTAATTCTTTTGGTTTTAAATCTTGTTGCTGTTTTTGAAGAACCATTAATTTCTCTGTGACATCAGAGAGATTCTTGATCATATTTGCAGCAACTTCATATGCTCTTGGATGTTGTGATTCTTTTGCAACTTCAAGAATACCGTCTAATGCTTCGTTGCCTTTCTCGATTAGATTATAATAGTTTGCACGCGAATAGTCTGCATCTGGTTCTATAGAATTAGATTGATGAACAACAACTGGCTTGTCTTCTTTTACAACAGGAATATAATCTGTATTCAAAATACTGGCAAGATTTTTATCTACATCACTCATACAATATTAGGAAATTCTTGTGTAGTCTCAATGAAACCAAATGCGGTATTTGCATTCGCAGTAGTAGGATCGGGCGTTATTTGCGTTTTTACAAGTTGTTGATTTGCAACATCGTATGAACTAATAGTATATGCTGTGTTTGTTACAGCGCCAAACATTTTTCTTCCAGTTTGAATAACGCCAACAACTTCAGTGAGGTAAAGTTGTTTAGTCACATTATCCCAATCTTTAACATAACCAGTAGAATTGGCTGTTGATATTCTAGTGCCTTCAAAGGCTAATTCACCAATCTTATAATCGCCAGAACCTGTGCCCATATTTAATATGCGCTCTTTATTTTGTAATGCAGGATCAGTAAATGTGTTAGCAGTAACAGTACGAATAATTTTACCAGCTTGATTAACTGGTCCAAACATATATCCTTTGACTGTAAAATTTAAATTCCATATTAAACTGCGAATCTGATCTGTGTTACCAACATAGTTTTGCTCATAATTGATAGAATTTAAGATAATTGGCATATCAACTTTAAGATCAACTAAATTAGATAAATCTATTGTTACAGTGTAATCTGGTGAAAAATATGGCAAAATTTGTTCAACGATTTGCGTGCCGTCTTCTGTATTTCTAACATAAGCATATAAATCAAAATTAAAATTGTATGGCGCAATAGGCATGCTGTTAACAACATCACCATCAGCATTAGGAAAAAATTGATGATTATATGTACTAATTTTTCTAATCGGATCATATGATAATGATGTCATCTCAAACGACAAACGTGGTAATGTAATCTGCACTTCTTTAGTTAAACTTGGATCTTCTGCTAAACGCGCATAAAACTTTTCTTTTGCTGCATATGACAATGGAACTGTAATTCGCTCTATTTCTGTTACACCATCTTTAGCATAACGATATAGTTTAATGTTGTTGAATAATGTGCCAAAGCCGACTACAACTTTACGAATTATTCTATGATAAAAATGTGCATTAGATAACATTATGGTTCACCAAATGGGTTTGCTTCAGTAAAATCAAGGATATTGTCAGCTTCTTGTTCTATTCTCACATTATCATCGAATGGAGTAGTAGCATCTTCCATGGTATCAAAGAAGTCTATAGTCCAATCTGCAAAACTTTGACTTCCTGTAATTTTAGAATTCGCAGTAAATTCACCTTTCACATTTCTTAGTCTTAGAGTACGTGTGCTAATATTCCAGTTAGAAACTATACCTTTTGCGGTTGCTGTAGCAAGGGTTGGACCTTGGAATACCACTTCATTTAGATCATACGTGCCTAAACCACCAGCAATCATTTCATAGTCTACGC